GGACAGCATACCTTATCAACCAAGTAGTTAAAGAAGATGAGCGTTTTGTTGCAGCCAAACAGGAGTGTGAGAGTGAAGTTTACGAGTTGTATATGGATGTGATTCGCGAAGAAAAAGCATGGGCAGATTACCTGTTCAACAAAGGACCAGTGATTGGTTTGAATGCCAACATCCTCAAAGACTTTGTGGACTATACTGCGGCAGGTGCGCTGAAGGACATTGGTATCAAGTATCAAGCCTCAGCACCACGTACCACGCCAATTCCCTGGTTCAACAAACACACCAACAGCAGCAACAAACAAAGCGCACTACAAGAAACAGAAAGCACCAGTTATGTAATTGGTGTCATGACAGCTGATGTAGATTACGATCAGCTACCCAATCTATAAAGGAACCACATGTTAACAGTATACAGTAAGAAAAATTGTCCTTTTTGCGATCAAGCCAAGGCACTACTCACCAAGAAAAATATCGCGTTCGAAGAAGTACGTGTGGATCAAGACGACTCGGCTAGAGAGTTTATCATGGCCGCAGGACACCGCACAGTGCCACAAATTTATCAAGCAGATCAGTTATTTGTCGAAGGCGGTTACACCGGCCTTGCGCGACTTTCAGACTCAGATTTCACTCAATTATTAAAGGAAGAAAATGTTAGTAACTAATAGCTTTGCAGTAGGGGATATCCGTGCGTTTAAATTGGTCAACGGTGACGAAGTCATTGGCAAGGTTGGATCTATCACAGACACCGAGTATGTGCTTGAGCGTCCCTGTGTGGTGGTAGGTGGACCCAAAGGTCTTGGATTGATCCAGGCCATGTTCAGTCTTGATCCGGATCGTGCAGTCACTATTGCACGTGAGCATGTGATGATGCAGTGCGATGTGATCCAGCAGATGTCAGACTACTACATCAAGACCACCACTGGCATTGAGCCAATAACCAAATCTACCAAGATCATTATTTAACATGCCCGGTAATGCTTCCTGGTCGATTTGGCCGTTTTCAACAGGAGTCATAGTAGGCGAGAATCCCAACGGCGGCCAAAATACCGGAGCAGGTGTCCCCATCGACAATGCTGCAATTAGAAACAGCTTAAAAGTTGATGTCCCAAAGACCATATCGGCAGCACAGATTGATGCAGCATCTGCAGTCAATGATGATGTTGATGATGGTACACCAGCTGGCAAGATACGGTCGCAGAACTACGTACAGCAGCAGATCAACAAAGGTGTATTCAAGGCAGAAAATCTCGCACTGGGAGACAAAGCAGTGGCCAGCCAAGTTGACAGCAGGCCCCCGCCTACCATAACTGGCACCAAAGTAGATTGTACCGAATTCCACAAAGGTTTCAATCTTGGTACCAAGCTGACGCCAAATACCACCTTGGGTGATTTCATTTATAAATTGCCACAGATACCGCACTTGAAGCAGCAGTCGGTTCCGGCACAGATGGGCCTCAAGCCCGATCAAATAGTTTGTAATCTTGCACATCTGTGCCTGAATGTGTGGGAGCCGATCAAGAGAAAATATCCCAATGCTATTGCAACCAATACCTTGAGAACCGGTGCCGATATTGGTGCAGGGCCACACGGTACTGGACAAGGCATGGACATACAGTTTACTGGTGTGACCACTGGTGGATATTTTGCCATTGCACAGTGGGTCAAGGATAACATATCCTATGATCAGTGTCTATTGGAATACGATACTGCCAAGGGTTACTTGGTGGCCTGGTTACACATGGGCATATATGTTGGCACCGGCAAACAAGTTTTACCTATTAATAGAGTGTTGACCATGATGAATCAACACATCTATAAACCGGGTTTACATAATTTAGGAAAATAAAATGGCAAGTGGAACATGTCTCGCAAGTTTGGCACTGGTAGGTCTGATCACAGGCCGTGGTATCAATGTCAGCCGTGACCTACAGGGTGCAATTGGTATATACAAATCACTTGATGTCATCAGCGGAGTCATACAGGGCAGATACGGAAATTACAGTCCAGCAGTGATAGCATTGCTGTTGCTGCTACCGGCGTTCATGCATGGTGGTACCCCTGGTGGTATAGGTGGCGAAAATAGTGATCTAGTTGGAGCAGTACTGGCCGGCGCGGTGCTTCTCGCCGCCATGGGTCCAGAAAAGTTTGCCAACTACATGGGGCAGGCAGCTGCCTATGCAGCCACAACATTTGCAGTACAAGGTTTAATGGCAGCTTGTCGTGGACAAGAGTTCAACGACATGGGATTCCAGTTCAACAACTGCCAGGACGTTGCTACCGGTGGCGTCACAAATCAATTTGATGCTGACTTGGCCAAGCAGCTGGGCACCGAAATGCCCAACCTGGGCACCATGTTCAGCACACGCGATCTATCCTACTTGGCCAATCCCGGAACACTGGCAAAAAATCTCATTGATCAAGGCCTAGCTGATACTGGTATGTTGGGTACCAAGTTGACAGATCTTGGCATGGATCTTAAAAAACTGCCAGACGAAAATTCAACAGCTATCTTGGGAGTAATGGCCACCATTGTGGGCAGTGACTTTTTAGAGATTGTTGGCATTACAAATTTCCGCCCGTATAACTTGGCAGGAATGCGTTCGTTGGCAGATGTATTCCGCGTAGATTTGGTATTCAGTCCTGCTGTGTCATCCAAGATTCCTACCTTTGCTGTACTGGCCAACAAGCTGGGCAACATTGGCGGTAACTTCAACAGTTTTGCGGATGTGGGCGCGTTTTATTCCACTGTGGAAACCACTGCCTATCCTAGACTAAACGCACTGCCTAGGCCACTGCCCGAGTCATTGGGCTTGGATCTCACTCAGCAGATGGGCGCAGGAACCGGTGTATTTGGTCAGCCCATCGCAACCGACATCATTGGATCTGCCGCCGGCATTGGGTACACTGACAACATACGCAATAGTGCAAACACACAGCGTGATTTGATCAACAATGACCTTTCGGTCAAGGCACTGCATCAATATCTGTTGGCCAATGAACAGCCAAATGAATTAGTATTGGCCGGATTGATAGCAGCAGTCACTACCAAGCCCGAGCTGCAAACAACACTGAACGATACCAACAAGCAGTATATCAATATGGCAACTCAGTATACTAACCAACAGAGAAATCAATCAATTGCAGGCCTGCAATTTGGTGCCAACGCACCCACTGGTAGCATGTTGGGTGTCATGAACCTGGGACAACAGATACCGGGATTTGCTGTCGATCCCATGCAATTGGGATTGGGCAATCAATTGGCCAACATGGCCACAGATGACGTGTATGGAGATGCCATACAGTCGAGTTTACAGGAGAGTAGGAACCTGAACCGCATGCAGGTTTTTGGAATCAATCCTGGTACCAAGATGGACCCTATGGCATACTCGAATTTGCTCAGGGGCATGACTGGCTAGGCGATCGGTAACGACACCGGTTGCTCTTTTAGATGTTTTGTGTTATCATACGTGATGGCACGGGGTCTAATTAACTTGAAAGGACAATTATGAATGATACCACAGCGGCATTGGAACATATGCCTGGTAATACACCATCCTTTGGTGCAAAACTCATCACTAATGTGTTGATGTTGATTTCGCTGATGATGGCAGTCTTGTTATTGGATTGGGCTGTGCGCGACAAACTGGCGCACACTGAACCCATGGCCACTGCACAGATCACTGCTGACATGCGGGAACGACAATTGGGTTGTTTGGCCAAGAATATCTATCATGAAGCCGGCAGCGAACCCTTTGAAGGCAAGATTGCAGTGGCACAGGTCACAATGAATCGGGTCAACAGCAGCCAATTTCCGGGCGATGTCTGCAAGGTCATTTATCAAAAGAATGTATTCTACCAACGAGTGGTTTGTCAGTTCTCGTGGGTGTGTGATCGGGAAACTGTATTCCGGCCCACAAATCGCGTCAACTATGAAGAAAGCATGATCGCTGCAAAAAAGGTTCTACTGGAAGACTTCCGTCTACCCAGTTTGAAGAATGCTCTCTACTACCATGCGGACTATATCAATCCCGGATGGAAGAAAGAGCAAGTGGCTAAAATTGGACATCACATTTTTTACAAATAAGGACACAAAATGGAACTCTTAGATCGCATCAGTCATATTCCCGGAAATGTTTACAAATGGCTGCAAGACCATATTGGGCACATCAGCGCACATACTCTAGGCTGGGTCACTATCATCTTGTTGCACTTTGCCAGTGTACCTACCTTGTTGGCAGTGCTGATGGCACAGAGCGATAAATTGCCTCCAGTGGATCTCATGGTGTTTGTTTGGAGCGCATTGATCACCCTGTTCTTCAAGAGCTTGATTGAACGTAACTTTTTGTATGTGGCCACAATCTGTCTGGGCTTTGCTGGACAGACCTTGTTAATGGGCTTGATTCTGTTTAAATAAATAATTTAAACAAGGAATCACAATGTCAAAACTAACCAAAGCCGACGATGTAGAGGATGGAGACATTGACATTGATGAAGAAGATTATGGGTTTTTGATTGACCGAGAAGGCAACTTAAAAACCATGTTCCTACCGCATGACATTGATCGGGATACCAAGATCCCTGCCAGTGTCAAGCGAATAATGAAGATCTTCAAAATCCATGATATTGAGCAGCTGGATGCAGGCATGTTGC